ACACAAAGAACCCTACGTTTCTTTACAACAATCAATCATGTCCAGCCAGGAAGATTTTGCGAGGATTGCGGTTGAGTTTGCCAATGAGGCTGTTGATACCAACCAGATCCTTGAGCTTGTGAGGGAGTTTGCTTACCAGGGATATGACGCTGCTAGGGTCATTGAGCTGGTAAGGTCCAAGGGGGGAGAAAATTGGAAAAATGATGTCAAGACCCTGATTGTCATTGCTCTGACTCGTGGCAATAAGCCAAGCAAGATCCTAAGCAAGATGACCCCTGATGCTGGGAGGAAATTTAGGGAGCTTGTGATGCGCTATGGGCTGAAGAGTGGCAACCCAGGCCGTGATGACTTAACTCTTGCGAGGATTGCATCTGCCTTTGCAGCATGGACTGTTCAAGCCATTAAGGTGGTTGAACAGTATCTACCTGTAACAGGCACAGCAATGGATGACCTGTCACCGGGCTATCCAAGACCGATGATGCATCCTTGCTTTGCAGGATTGATTGACAACACCCTTCCAGAGGAAACTTATAGGGCCATACTGAGGGCTCATAGTCTCTTCTTGGACCAGTTCTCAAGGACCATCAATCCGCAGATGAGAGGCAAGCCTAAGTCCGAAGTAGCCAAGAGCTTTGAGCAGCCCCTTCAAGCGGCTGTCAACAGCAGATTTCTGAGTTCTGAGTCGAAGAGGAAGATACTGAGGTCAACTGGGATCATTGATTCTAACCTCAAGCCGGCTCCTGCAGTTGAGCATGCTGCCAAGAAATTCTTGGAAATGGCTTAGGCTGCCCAGGGTAAGGGGAGGGGGGTGATTGACTAATTGGCTATTCTAAATTTTAATTTGGTTCTAAATTAAGGGAGGGGAAATTGGCATCCAAAACACACCCGGGCAGCTCATACCTCTATATCTGAGTCGAATTCTGAGTCAGTGGATATACCAGAATCGTAGGGATCAGCTGTTATTAAATCCATAATATCAGCCTGAGGATTCCATGCTCTCCACAAGCCAGGAAAGTCTCTGGTGAGGGCCTCAGTACAGGCATGCAGAAAGGGTATGAGAGCGCCTCCAAACAATACATTTCTAGTCTTGTCCAGTTGAAATCCCTTTATCATCTTGATGAATTGGAGGATGCAGATGCATTTGACCATATCCTTGCATGGAACGAGTGACTCCTGGACTCCCATTGACTGAGCAGTTGACCTGATCATCTTAGCCATCTGGACGATACCACACTCCAAGTTGACCGCCTTTGTTACCTCAAAGATGTATTCTGCCAGCTCTCTTTTGGAACAGCTGAACCCCACAAATCTGCAAGGGTACAGTATCCTGAATGCTTTCAGGGAGGGACGTCCGATTGGCCAACTGAGAGCATTCCTGGTGAAATGCAGTCTAGGATCCATCAAGTCAGTCACTGGAAGGCCTTGGAATGTCTTCATGAGTGAATCCAGAAGTGGTATCTCATCCATAGTGACTCTAGACTCCCACATGTGAGGGCCCCATCTCCATGGAATCTCATCATTATCAATAAACTCGTAGAGCGTGTTCTTGTAGGCCAGACTTAGTCTGAAGCCTGCAAGCTCAAACTCCAGGTCATCATAGACGCACACAGGAAGATCCACCTGACTGTTCACAGCCTCAAAACTGACGACTACTTCTCCAATGACTGGATAGTCATATGTAGGAGTAATACGGTCACAGAGGTATTTTAGTGACATTTTAATGATGTTAGCTGAAACAGTAGGGGGTCTTTGTGT